TTAGACTGCGGCCTCTGGATCTGGTCCGGTAATCTCGGGTATCTCAAAATCAATACCAGGTATACGCAGTACATCACCCTCTTCATTGGTAATGACTCTATCCTTAGCATCACCCACATAGCGCACTCGCTCGTTAACTGTATCGATTAGCGCTACATGCAAATCGTCAGCTTGTTGCGCGCCTCGCCCTGGATCAACATTCTGTTTCGCATTGGTAGTTATCCTGAGTCCACCATTCACAAAATCATAGAAAAAATCAGAAGGGGTTATCGGTGCTCTTGCAACAATCTTGGCTTCGAAGTCTGCCCATGCTTCACCTTTAACGGGCAGTATCACAGCAACCAATTCATTTGAATTGTCGCGGATATGGTTTGCATAAGTTTGTTTAGCTTCATCTTCCGTAAAATATGGCATTAATTAATCCTCTCAAGGTTAAATATTGGGGTAATACGTTCTAAGGTATAAGTCTCTGTGATGCGTGTTAGCTCAAGCCCTGTAAGGTCTACTTCCTCACCTTCCACCAATAAAAAGGCGGCTTTCGCTCGCACTTCCTGAAGTGCTTTGTCAGTGGTTAACATCTGCTGAATGTCTACTAAACCAGGTTGCGCAAAGACACCTTGTGTTGCTGCTTCGATGGTTATCCGTTGCTCTAATAGTTGCTCAACATTTAAGGCTTCAGCCTTAACCTGCTGAACACTCTTAACTGTATTAATATCAGCCTGTGTGGAGACATTGACGACATGAGCGACCGTGCGTTGATAGGCACGGACAACAGCAATGACTTGTTGAGCTCCCTGCTCTACTTCGAGTGTTCTTGCTGTGACAAGCTGTTGCGCCGGTACTGCATACAGTGTGATATTTGAATCAACAGTCAGCGCTGATGCTTTGACGAGTTGTTTAGCTGAAGACGCCAGTAAATAGTGTTGTTGCTCGATACTAAGAACAACAGCTTTGACCTTTGAGATGGCTTTGTGCGCAACCAAGTGATAATCCTGGTTCACAGTAACCGTGCTAGCGATTATGTGTTGCGTCGACTTTTCACTCAAAAGCTGTTGATGACTGTCAATGACTGAGAGTGCAGCCACAACATGTTGTAAAGCTCCAGGCGCATATAGCGAGCTGTCACCCCCTAGCGATGCCGGGTTTGCTTGAATGACTTGTCTCGATATTGGCGTTGTCATCACCTGAGCCTGTTCAATAGCGGCACTCTTTGCTAAAACGCCCTGTATGGCACTAGGAGCCGTTATCTCTTGCTCTATGGGTAATGCTGTACTATTAGTCTGAAAAACATCATAGGGATTGAGCGTCAGGTTAATTAGCTGCTCTTCGCTCAGCTCACTACCATTAAAGTGATACCCCATACAAAACAGGCTAACAGTGCCATCCCATCCATAGAAGTTAGGCCACGGAAAGTGTCGACCAAACCAAGGGTGCTGAATGGGCCTTGAATTGCTTGAACCAAACGGAAAGCCATTAGGCATCGCAACCATGCTCTGACCATTCACAACCACAATCGCTTGGTTGAGAGTCTGGTCTATTTGAGCCGCTATTACTAACCGTTCGCCATCAGCTGGCACATAGTTAGAAACAACACGGTGAGAATTGATATTTTCAAGTGATATTTCAAGCGCGCCGGTATCTCTAATCAACCGAACTCGCAGACCAGCCCCGGATATGAGATATTGCCAGGTTCGGCTATTCGCTCGATAAACCGTATCGATAAGATAAAGCCTTGAACGGTCAATTAATCCATTTGACCAGGTGCTATCAATTCCCTGAAATTCACCGTAAGTATTGAGCTGGCCATTGCCGTTATCGGCTAGCTGTAGGTCATCACCGACCATACCGCCTACGGCACCGTAAGTCATAGACAAGTCATGCTTGCCAAGTAAGTCGGTGAACACAGCTGGCCTGTCGGTCACATCACCGGAGTCAGCGAATAAATGAACGGTATCAAACAACGCAGACGCCACATTGTCCGCGTTTAAGGCATAAGGACGACTGAGCTCACTTTTTGAGATAACGGTCGTCATGATTACGCCTCAGTTATGGTTGCCTCAAAAGACACAGCGGTGTCACTCACCAGGTTAAATTGAACGTGCTCTGAAAAGTTTTTATTTAAGATGGTGTATTGGCCTAACTCACCCTGGTTGATTTTCATATAGCCGCACTTCACCGAACCAGGAACAAAGGGCAATGCGCTAGAGGGTCGTTGCAAGTCATAAATATCAATAACCAGGTCCACCGGTGCCGGAGCATCGAGATGCACAAACACTTTCACCAGCTTGTTAGGTTGTCTAATGTGGTACTGTCGACCGTCTTCATAAGTCAGTGTCTGCGCCGGCGTTTTAACCCGAAGCAATCCGTTGTCCCAATCTTGCTGAGTCTTATCTTTATAAGGGCGACGGATGAGTGATGAGAGGTTAAGAAACTCATCGACTTGCGCCTGAGTAAACACTTTGGCTATTTTAAACGCTTCAATGCCTCTTAAAATCCCCTGCCCTTCTCGGCTATCTGGGTCAACATCAAAATAGGTGTTTTTCTCGGCGGAAGAGATAACCACATCAGCCATGGAATACAATGGGTTTTGACGGTCTGCTTGTATCTCTCTGAGAGTTTTCCAAATGTTTGTTTCTACCAACCAGACCAAGGCGGCTGCACTACTAACACGATAAGTCTGCTCTGGGACCTTGTAATCTTGGGCGTCTTGGAGTTTTTCAAAATCAAACGGGAAGTTTTTCACGGTAAACCTTTATAAGTTGATCACCTTTTCATGCTCGATGCCGCCTATCTCTCGATAATAGGTGAGCGTCTGACAACCCTGCGCTTTGATATGTCGCACAAGGCTTTTCATTTGGTGCGGGGTTAGCGGTTTTACGCTGATATAGCCCATGGCAATACAGCGCGTTTTAGAGGGGTAACACAGCGTTAGCGTGCCGCTGAAACTGTCACCTTGTGGATTTAGTCGGTACTGCTCAACAACCGGTCTATGTAACATAAAGACCTCGTTTGCATTAGTTAGCCGGTACAGTGGCCGTAATCGCGCATCGATAGCGGTTCGATGTACCGCTTACAGACACCTTATCGATAGACCATTGGCCTCGATATTCAACCGGAAAAGTTTCGCCCAGGATAACCAGGCCTTCAGCCACTAGATTCGGATCGCCCGGTAAATCCATGCGCATCACATCACCCTCGCGGCGAATACGTTTAAGCGCATCATCACAGGCCTGTTGCGCCAGCGCGTCACTTTGAAAGAGTTTTCTCAAGCGTTTATAAGGCGCGCTGCCGGCAGTGACTTCCATCTCTTGCGCGGTACTTTCATCAAGCCACCGGGCTTTCACACCGTTTAATTTCTTGCGGCTTGATTGGGTGATTTGACAGTTGATAAAACTGGCGTGTTCTTGCGGGTTGTTATCACGCGGTAAATCCACCGGATAAGGCGGTATGGATTGCCCGGAGATAGTTTTTATCTGACCGCGTGCCGCCAGTACGTACAATTGACCAACAGGCTTGGCAATCGCATCTCGCTCTTTTGCCAGGCGTGTTAAAAAGGCACTGTCGGTTTCGACGCGCTGCTCGACATTCTCCAGGAAAAACATATCGAGCTGCGGGTCTATTCTTGGGCTAAACCCATGGGCCTCGACAACCTGCCTGAAAACATCACCCAAAGTCATGTTATTAAACGAACGGCTACGCTTTTCTTTAAAACCGGTTTCATCATCCACTTGCCAGGGCGCAGCGGTGGCCACAATCGTCACTGAAGGTTCAAACAAGGTCGGCGTGATAGTGGTGATAATGTACTCGCCCTTATCGACCAGTGACTCGTCATAGCCTTCAAACCAGCGGATAGTGGCACCTTCTTGCGGTAAACCTGATTGATTGGCGGTATTGACGACAATGCGCACCATATCGGATTTGGTGCCGGAGATATCCGTCCGGCTCCAACTCAAAATACGCGGGTTAATGACTGACGCCCCAGGGCCTTCAATTCTCACCCTTGGCTGAATACCTAATCCCATCGTTGCACCACCGTCGTCACCGCCGGCGTCGGCAGTTCAGGAATAACGAGCTCAAGCCCAATGGGTAACACCGGGCCAAAGCTTGCAAGGGCTGGATTAGTACGGTGCAGAGCTTCCTCTGCGACATCATCACTACGCTTGTAGGCTCTAAGTAACACCTGGGTCACACTTTCACCTTGCAGGGTTATGAGTTTAGTCATTGTGATAAGACTCCAGCTCTAAGGTCCATTGCATCGAGAGCGCCGTACCGTCTGAAATTAAATCATCCTGGTTGTCGGTGATTTGGTCTAACGTCCAACGCCCTAAGTTATTGCCATAACTGTCGGTCAATAACAGCGGTTTTTCCTCAGCCTGAAGAGCTCGCAATTCATCGAGTTTCGCCATCCCTTCTTTGTAAAACCATTCGCCACTGAGTCGAAGCCTGTCACCGGGACGACCAAAGTTAAAACGCAGAGGCCGCCCGGAATAAATAGGGACACTCTGCCAGCCACCCGATGTAATACGGCTTAGCTTGGCATAGGGCGTTTTTTCTGCAATTGAGAACACAAAGCCGCCCAGGTTAAGCATATCCATCAGTCATTCGCTCCATCGGTTAAGCTGGTGTGAGATGCATCAATCGCCGTAAACGTTGTGGGAACGATATCCGTTTTCATTTTTTCAATGGCTTCATTGAACATAGATTGAATAGCCTGTTTGTTGTCCGTGTCTTTTAAATGAAATACTGGTGAAATGTGAACAACATTACTTGATTTAGGTGTTACCGCTTGAGTGACTTTTTCAATGGCTTTAGGCGGTGCTTGTTCGGTTTTATCCTCACCGAACCACTTGGCAATCGATTCCGCTAAATTAGCGCCGAGCTCACTGCCGGCAATCCCTCCTATCCCGGCACCAATCACCGTACCGATACCGGGTAGTATGGCAGTACCGATAGCAGCCCCTAAGGCAGCACCACCCACACCGCCGGCTAATTCACCGCTGGCGCTGGCAATCTCTTGGGTATCACCACTTGAGACAGCTTGAGCAAGTCCTATACCGCCAGTCACAAGCGGGACAACAGGGCCACCAAAGCGACCCACAGCCGATAATGACCGAGCACCTAACGCCCCGGATTGCGGCACCAATGAGCCTAAACCTTGAAGGGCTCCCCCGAAACGCCCTCGACCGGCGCGCCGTCCTCGTCGTCCTTTACCGGCCTTTCGGTTAACCTCATCGAATTCCCCACCAAAGGCACCGCTAAAGCCACGCCCACGGCGTGACATTCTATCAAGCTGTGCATTCACACGCGCTAAAGAGCGGCTCGCTAGCTTGGCATGACGGTCGGTTTTTGCCGTTGTCAGAGATAATTTTTCACGGCTAAGCTTGACCCTATCAGCCCCGTTACCCAGGGCTAACCGTGCCAGGTTAAATGCGATTATTCCCGCTTTTGCCGCAAGCAACGCACCACCAATACCTAACAACCCGGACGCAAGTATCGGACTTTGTTCCGCAAAATTACTGATACCATCCACGACAGTAATCAGCGGCGGGATAACCGCATCGATAACCGGTAACATCCTGTCACCCACCACAATCATCATGCGTTCAAATTTGGCACTTAACCGGGATATGCGGTGGCCAGTGGTATCAGCACGGTTGGCATACTCATCGTTCACGCTGTTGACACGTTTCGTCTTATCAGCCACCTTATCAAAAGCAGCAATTAATCCGTTCTTGTCATCCAGCGTTTGGACCAGCTTAGAAACGGCACCTTTCACCTCTTCACCGAAGATTTGGCTGATAATGGCGCCCTGGTCCTTGGCGTCTTCTTCGCCGATAGAGCGAAGCACGTCTACCAAAGTGCCTTGTGCATTTTCCTGCATCGAAGCCGCCAGCTCTTCAGCATCAAACCCTAAACGACTAAAGCTTTCCTTCTGAGCGCCCGTTGCTGCAAAGCCTGTGGTTAATCGTCCCGTGATATTTTTAAGGGCTGTACCTGCCCGCTCTTCAGAGGCACCGCCAGCAAGTAAACTCGCTGATAATGCAGCCACTTCAGGAGCACTGAAACCGGCACCCAGCGCAGTAGAGCCTTCACGCACCACCACCGCTGCCAAGTCTTTAGCCTTAGCAGCCATACTGTTTGACAGGTGATTAGTCGCATCGGCTAAATCAAGCGCCTGCTCTTGAGATAACCCCATACCTGCACGCCAGGTTGCCATGGTCTCACCCGCTTCTTGCGCGGATGTATCCCATGCCACTGACATTTTGGTGGCCGCCTCAGCAAATTCTAAGAGCTGATCCTTCTCGATACCCGATTGACCCGCCGCCGTGACAATTTGTGCCACACTTTGCTGCGCATTCTCCCCGCCTAATTCGCCGGCAAGCTTCATCATGTCCTTTTTAAAGACTTCCGCTTCAGCGCCTTTTAACCCGGTCACTTTACGCACATCGGCGAAGTCTGATTCGGCACTAATAGATTTTCTGGCTGCTGCCACAAAAGGGATCGCTTTAACACCGAGACTAAGACCTTGGCCTATTAAATCACTGCGCTGTGCACGCCTCGACTCCATCCGACTTTGGATATCACCGACTTTCTTTAAGGAAGCCGCTTGTTTATCCAGTGCCCGTGTCGCTTCTTCAGTATGGCGTTTAAGGAGTTTTTCTTCAGCACCTAAAGTCTTAAGATTAAATCCCGCATCTTTAAGCTCCTTGCGTAACCCACCAAGCTTTTGCGATTGTTTGGTAAAGCTATTCGTGAGCTTTTCGGCTTCCTTTTTTGCACCTTGCAGTGAGAGTTTTTCAGCCTTGAGGGCAGCTTCTAACGTTTCCTTTTGTGCGGTGAGCCCTTTAACCTGGTTCTTAGCAAACAGCACTTCTTTAGAGTGCTTACCGTAAGTCTCGCTTAAGGTTTTAACCCGTGCTTTCGCCTGACCAAGCTTCTCCTTGTGCTTATCCACATTGAGCGACAATGCATCATAAGAAGACGATAAACGCTTAACTTCTTTCTTGCTCGCAGCAAGCGACAGGCGCGCACTATCAACCTCTTTAGATAAGGTATTCACTTGGTTGATGGTACGCTGTTGCTTACCGAGTTTTTGTAGCTCTTTGTCCGTGTCGGCAACGGCGGATTTAAGCTTTAACGTCATCTTCTCAGCAGAGCCGAGAGGCCTGGAATACCCATCTTTGGCCGCAAGCAATAACGTATGTTTGGATTGACTCATAACTTACTTGTCTTTGTTGATACCCAGCTTGGCTGCGGCAATGTGATAGCGGCGCATGGCTTCATCCTGTCGCCAGCTCAGTACTTGCTCAGGTGGCACCGGATACACCAAGGGAATGACGTCGGTTAAAGCCTCGACGTCTTTTAACGAAAGAAGTCCGCCGATTCGGACAAAAAATCATTGAGCCTGTCTAGCAAAAAGTTCCAATCCGGCATACTGAGCTTTTCCACTTCACTGTGGCTTAACGTAGTGCAGGCACTGGCAAGGAACACACTCTTTTCAGAGTCTTCCTTAAAGTTTTTCATTTTGTCGCTGACATCAACCGTCGGACACTCCAGCGTGTAGTTTTTAATGTCCTTACCGTCATCACCTTTAATCGGCACCAATAACGTAGGCTCATCTTTATCCATTTTGGGAATAAAGTGATTGCTGGGTTTATCGACAAAATCACGAACCAACTGCCTAACACTGTTGTAATCTGGCGTCTTTAGTGTCACCAAAACATCAATGGCGACGCCCGTACTTTGTGAAATAAGGTCACGCTCACGTTCGTCATCATCGTTATGATTTTTGCGTAATGCTTCATAAGACATGACATCAATCGGTGACACATCAAGTGTTGATAAGGGTTGCTGACCGGTTAACGGCCACTTCAAAGAATGGGTTTTCATCATGGATAATACTCAATAATAGAAAGAAAAGGCCCCCAGGACGGAGGCTGTAAAAAATGAATCAAGAGACGTTTCGGGTATGCGGTGCCATAATGTCGCCATCACCTAAATCATAGTAATCAGCATCCACATTAATATCGTAAATATTCCCGCCATTTTCGGTCTTCTTGTACGCCCTAACATGCATCTCAAGCATCGCATACTTTTCTTCGCCCATTTTGCTTTGGCTTTCCTCGACCGAGACAATTTCACCGGTTTTTTCATAGCGTATGGCAAAAATTTCGCCGTCTTCATCTTGCAAAGACTCTATCACCGTGATGTTGGCACTTTGTCCGCCGACAATACCGAAGTTTGAGAGGAAATCCTTAGTAGGTCCTAATATCTTCAGGCTTGATGACATTTCTTCTATGCCTACAAAGATTTTTTTCTTGCCGAAGTGACCACCTTCAGAGTCCTTCATGATCTTAACCACTTTAGGTGGCGTGTATTCGGCCACCTCTTTACCTACCTCATACGTATTCAGAATGAGGCGGCGCTTCATCAATATACGATTACCGGCCATTATCTGATCTCCTCAATAAATGCCTGTCTAATGCCTTGGTCTTCAATGATGTGATAGACCATATGCTCATTCGGCGGGTATCCCGCATGACGAATCGCGATATGCCACTCACCGTTGCTGTAGTTGGGCTCATTATTCAGTGCCGGGTGTAAATACACCTCTGCGCCTATCAGCACATCATTCGCACTTTGAGACTGAAGCCAGACATTTAAAGCGCGGATTTCCTGCTCCATCAATGAGCGCGTTAAGTTCTGACCCATCAAACGTTGCGCGGTATTCGCCAAGCGTCTGATGATTTGATACTCAAGGCCCACATAATTGATAAAGCGACCGGTCACAGTGCGGTTACCAATCAAGGAAAAACCACCTAAAGACGTCGACGCGTAGTAGCTAACACCGTAGCGGTTGAGCTCGCTGCCTTGTGTCGATTTATCCAGGATGTTGTAATCGATGGTGCGCGTCACGCCCTGGATAAGCGCACCGCCTTGTGAAGCCGGTGACTCCCAAGGGCTGACCCGTGCAAAGCTGGTCAATGCCATCGCCGCCGCCGAAAACGGCACGTTTCCTTTGACCGCTTGGCTGTAAACCAGGACTTGTGGCTCTACCAGGTAATAGTTTTCATAGCCCGTGTCTGGTCCACCTAATAGCTCTGAATAATCCTTAGCATCCTCATCGTTGGTACCCGGTCCATCACCGACCGGAATCGCATATATGCGCGCACCTAAGGCAACCAACGCATCTGCCACAGGTTTAGTATTAAAACCCGGCGCACAGATATGGGTCGGGGCTTCCCTGCATTGGGCTAATGCAGCAATACCGGTTAATCGTCCTGTGCCAGGCTGAGCACCACCGATAATGCTATTTACCGTATCCGCCGGCGTAGCACCTTCGTCTACAATCACCACATAAATCGGCACAGAGACAACCCGAAAGATTTCAAACACAGTACGCCATAGGGTGCCAGATTCATTGCCGGTGGTATCGAGTTTGGCCGCATCCCCCATATTGAACATCAGTATGGGTGTATTGCGTGGTAATGATGGGTCCGCATCCGGGGCAGTCCCAACTAGGCCGAACACGGTACGCCCTAACGGGCCGCGCGGAGGCGGTGCAACGGTGCGCTCAATAGACACACCATTATGTGTAAATTGGTCAATTCTAGGCATCAGAGTTTTCCTTCAGTTCGCCAGAAAGAACTATCTTGTTTGATAGCAATAAAAAACACGCTTCACAGGGCAAGAGATGAACGGTTGCGCCCTTCTCTATCCAGTGCTGTGTTTTCGGGCATTCGTACCCAAAGAGCACGGTATAAGGTTGCGTTCCAGGTGATGCGTCTGTTGCTTTCGCTTCAGTTGCTTTTTCACCGGTAGTCGGTTGTTTTGCTTTGGTCATGTTCAAGGCCTTAAAACAAGAAACCCGCTAAAAAGCGGGTTGGTAAACACAAAGGGTTAAGATTGAATTAGGTCAGGTATTTGGCTCTGACGTCTGAGGGGTCGACTTTGTCACGCGCCTTTTTACGCTCTGTTAATAGCGTCTGGTATTGCTCTGGGGTCAAGCTGGTTTCTTCGTTCATTTCGACTTGTTCTCGATGGCGAAGTATTTGCCAGTCGGTATCCTCTAAGAATTGAAGGCAACGACGCGTGGCATCTGCCGAGCTTTCTTCAATGACATAATCATCTTTATTCAGTCCGTTTTCTTTAAAGAAAATCTCTAATTCACGGGGTGATAGCGTAGCCATCACCTCACCTGTTTTTTTACTAAGGATTTTCATCGACTTCCCCTGGTGTAAAGACTGGTGTGCCACCGGTTTCACCAGCAGCCACTAACATAGCTTTTTCTGATAACGGGGCATACATATATGGTGTACCGATATAAATCTCACACGGTACATCGTGTGGTAATCCGAAGTTCAATACATTGTCGGTGATGGTAGTTACTTCTGATACTGAGATAGTGCCATCGTACAAGTACCAACCATCTTGTCCGGTACCAGTTAACTCTTTTGTGATCAAATTGGGTAAGGCATTACTGCCATTTCGAATATGCAAACCGGCGTCGTTTCCAATAGCGAGCGAACCACTGACTATTTTTATCCAAAACCGTAAACCGATAATACGAAACACCCCAAACGAAGTGCTAGGCAACCGAAACAACTTAGCGGCATTTGCAGGGGTTGAAGTGATCTTCAGTATGTGACCATCGCTAATACCTCCCCAACCACCGGCAAGACCACCACGTCGAATTCTGGCCCCTTTATTAAAACGGCCATACCAATAGGGGTTAGTCTCTGTCGCTAATTCAGGGGAAGGGGCAGCATTCCCGGGAGGAAGGTCGCGGTATATTCCCTCGAACCCCCTTGTATAAGGGTGCACTGCTTCAATGCTGCAACCCACGGAGGCAAATCCTGTGGGGTGCCCTTCAGGCTCAACGCTACGCATTAATGAATTTGAAAACAGGTTGTGATTCATCGGAATAACGTTTTTAACGTTCGCACGAAATTCGTCTAAGTCATCAGTGGCCTCATTGACCTTGCTATCAATCTGCGCCATTTTACCGGCCACCTCTTGCGCTAAGACATGTGAGGCAGCGGTCTGTTCTTGCGAAGCAACTTTTATTTGCTCTAGCTCTTGCACGACACTGGTCATTGTTGTTCCTCGATTTGGCGTATCCGCTCTTGTAATTGCATGTGGGTATGTGCTTGTTCAACTTGTACGATTTGAGAGCGGACAAAAGCCAGGGTGCTTAATGCCGTCTCTTTCGTGGTGAGAATGTTTAAATTCTGTTGGCCGACCTCGACCGTCACTGAATCTTTGGGCAATGCGCTTAAATCAACCGTAAAGGGCTGAATAGCTGCCCCGCCTGCGGGCTTGAAATTCAGGATTTCACCGGGCTTGCTAGCAATCGCTAAAAGCGTACCGGACTCTAACCAGTACCCGATAGAGCCGATTTCGAATTGCTCTTCGCCCTTAAACGCACCGACCATTTGTAAGGTGCTCTCGCCCAAATCAATAAACTCGGCTATCTCAACCCGTGCAATTTCATTGGGTAAGGCAGTCGCATCAGCACTGGGTGTAAACGAGATAGGAGAGACTGAAATTTCTTTAATTCTGACTTGTATATCTTTCCGGCTTGCCGAGACACATTCATCCAAGCCTGCACGGGTGATTTGTAAAATTGCGGTCATAGTGTTGCTTTCAACGTCAAGTGGTTAATGGTCGTCATAGGCGCTGGCGCCATGGTCAACCCTAAGGTCATCGGTGTTTCAACCGGCGGTGGTAAAATGGCCGTTTGTTCCAGGTGATGAACGTTAACGGCTGGCGCTATAGCAGCGGCTAACCCTAAGCTAGATTCAACGCCAAAGGTCAGCGCCAGGTTAATCACATCACGCTCGGATTTAACCTCATTCAAATATCCCTCAAGGCGCTGCGCATCTTCGAGGTTAATTGGCGCGTTGTTTTGACTCCACGCCAACACATCCAGGTGATACGGCTCACCTTTGGGTGTCTGTTGGTGCCAGGGCGTAACCCGACAGGCAAAGTTAAGCGTGGATAAGGCACGCTTGATACCGCTACGCGTGCCGCTTTGACGTTTCACCGGCCAAGATGATGCCGTGACCTGGCGTTTAATATCGTCGGTGTAATCTTCTCGCCACTCGGATACCTGTCGCTCAAGCGCTAAAAACGGCAGTGCGTCAACTGGCGTTTGCTGCCCATCGAGAAGCCCCGGAAGAGGCGGCATAACACCGTAAATATGTTGACTAAAGGAAAGCTCTAAACCGCGCTCTAAGTGACTGCGGTTATCGGGCAGTAAGCTAAATTCATTCAGCGATGACGGTAATGTTGATGTTTCCAAGTTTCGGAGCCTCTTTAAACGATGCGAGGATGGCAACTGGCGGGTCTAACACATCAGCCTTTAGCGCACCCGACTCATTGACTAAAAAGCTCACTAACACGCTGGGCTCAATACGACCTTCTAATCGGTGTTGCCTATCCCCGTATTGGCGAATGGCTTTCTCAGCGGCAGCTTTTCTCACCCCTGGGTCCGCACCAGGTGCGACATAAATCCGGGCGTTACAATTCCACGGGATAATGGTTGGAGCATTAACGCTGATATCATCCGTTTCCTGTCCGATATCATCACGGGTCACGTAATCTAAAGCCGCCGCTAAAAGCGCAGGCTCAGGAACGCCATCACCTTCATGGGTGAGGATATAGCCCTCAACCACACCCGGTGTGACTTGTCTTACCTGGGCATCTTTGATTTGCCCTGCAAAAGGGTGCGATTTGAAGCCATACGTTACGACCACTTTGCCAGGCTCAGGGCTTTCAATCGTGGTTTCAGGCCGACCGCCTAAGGTCATTAAATGGAATCGATACCCTAAGCGCGTGCCGGTCGTTGCCAGCGCAAACGCCGCTAAGTAATAACGGGTCAATAAGCTGTCGTTATCTTCCATGACAGCCGGCACCGGCGGAAAGGCATCCGGGTCGCCCGGTGTGATGACTTGCCGATGAATATTCAGTGATGAGACAATCACATCAACCAGGTCATTGTCCCTGGCATACATCCCAAACATTTGCAGCGCTTTATCGTTCCACTGCCGTATATGGTTTTGTAAAATAACCGCGAAGGCTTCAGCGCACTTGGTCAGCACTTCCGCCGAGTTCGCTAAAGTTTCCTCAACCGCATTGGCCTGAGATTCAGAGAATTGTCGAATATGATCAACCACCTTGGCTTTAATATCCGAAAGCAGCTGCTCAAATTCAGGCGTTTGTAAAACTGTTGGTTTAGGTAACGGGTTCTGATGCGGGAAGATGTTCACTAATAGGGACCTCAAACGATTGGGCTGTGCCTTGATAAAAGCCACTGAAGCGTAAAATTACGCCGTCTTTTGTGCGTGTAGCAATGCATTGATTCGGGCTAAAATCCCGAAGCTCTGGCGTGTAAAACGCTTCCAGGGCAAAGGCTTGAATACGGGATAATGTCGAGTCCGATACGTTTTTATTCATCTCTTCTCGGACACGACTGCCCACATTAGGCCGTTTTTCACGTGCATTTAGCGGTGTAGTTAACATTTGAATAGCCCGGCTCACAAACTGCTCAAAGCCATCTATGGTTTTACCGGTCGTGCGATCGATACCTATCATTTCATTCTCACTTTAGGCGGTGGTACTTTGCCATCGTGCGTATGGTCATGATACCTATCACGCATATCATCCATAGAATTATGCTGGTCGCTGACATCCTGACCCGCTGAAATATTCTCACCTGCTCTGATGTTATTCGCCGCTTCAATATGTTGGCCTGATTCAATATCTTTGGTGACATGCAAAAGCTTCGTTTCAAACCGAATTTGATTTGGCACCTTCAGGGTTACGCTTTTATTGTCCATATCCACGATTGAAAAAATGTCTTCACCGTATTGCGTAATGACCTGTGACTCATTGGTCGCAGGAATAGGAAACTGTGAGGAATCGATACCCACCAAGGCAATGTACTGCTTGCCGGATTCGCCAGCGGCGTAATTAATGAGTAAGGCCTGTTCGTCAATCGTTGGCCGTCTGTAGTGTTTAACCTCACCCGCTGCCAGGGCAAACCATTTGATATAAGGTGTTTCAAAATCGCCATGTTTCACTTTAATGAGCCGATTACTCTCATCAATGCTACTCACCACACCGATACGGTTCACCATATGAAGCTGTGAGCGCAGTTCTTCTATTTCACTGCTCAATGACTCGATAATCTCTTGATAAGGCTCTAGGTGCTGCCTGATAAGCTGTGTAACCTGCTCTTGCATAAGCTCGCCCTTATTAGTCAGGGATAGGGTGATATTCTCCGGGGTCTTCGTCGTTTTGAGGGTTAATCGCCCAGCGTATCCCCTGGCGTGGCTCTTCCTCTTCAGTTTCACCTAAGTACAAGGTCTGTTTCCAGGACACCGTCCACCCTTCATAGCCACCCTCGCCTTTACTGAACATGCTTGGCTCACTAGTCACATCTTCAGGCTTATTAATACTGTCGGTATCAATACCGAAGGAATTGTAATGGACAAGACGCTCAACATCGGCGCACACGTTCATAGCAGCTAAAGCCGCGCGTTTATGGCCGTTCGATATCAAGACGTGCACGGCAACGAAGTAACAATGTCCGTACTGGCCTTTGTGATTAAGCTCATGGCCTGTGCCGCGTTCAAACTCAATCAAAAACGTTGATTTATCGATTTCAGGGCTCACATCTTCATACCCTTTGACATCGAGCTCATCACCAAATTTAAAAATGAGGGCTTCTTTAATTTGGTCATATAATTGGCTGGGTCTATCCGGGATTAATTTCTCTGAGCTCATTATTTACTTCTTGTCGTAAAATTTCATTGAAACGCGCATTTGTGCGCTGTTCCCATCGCTGTAAGCTGTCCAACGCTTGCTTGCTAATGTCAGCTTCAGCCGCTTTCAATCCGCTGTCCTTGGATTTGTCACGCACCCAAACACGCTGTTTTCCATCACGCCTGGATTGACCAATCTTGTTGCTGATAAAGGCGTTATCAAAGGTTTGATCAAGCCCTGGGACAAACACCTGGTTTTTAGATTGCTTCAGTTTTTTAAAGTGGTGTAACTGAATCTTATTGAGCCCTATCCATACCTTCGCTGATTTGTCTTCTCGATTAAAATAGGCTCGAAAACGCGGCCTAAGTGCTCTCTGTTTGATTTGAAGCACTTGACCGGTTTCCCTGGCTGAATGAAGCGCTAACCATTTAGCTAATCTGTTTAATGCCCGGAATACAGCTCTATCTAATGCATCGGGCATTAACGCTAATGTTGCCGGCAACTCATCTATACTGACGCTTAAATCAGTCTCGAATCCACTCGCCATTTCTCTTTTCTTCTTTATTAAAAATCAACCAAATACAACTCGCCCTCTCTTCAGGGCCCGCCGTGATAGTGTGTCTAACTCCATTAATTACAGCGGTACAATCAAGATAGTTTTCTGGTAAGTCTTCAATACAAGCAAAACCGATGGGCGCTTTAGTTTGAACTTTTAGTGAAGGTTTATCAGCGTAGAGATTTGAGCTAAGCGTGTAGTCGAAAACAAGGGTTAGGTTAGTCGAATCACCTTCCTTAGAGTGCAATTCAATAACTTCCCCAAAACAAGTTTTAATAGCTTCATTTAACTCTTCCATTGAAAAACCTCACTGTAAGCTAAGATATTTTTATAGAGAGGTTAAGGTTTTGGTCCCATATCTACCTCAATTAAAACGCCCGGACGAGCACACATTGGCAAGACATTAGACTGTGAATGCAAGTCATAACCCCGCCCCATTTTCCGCGCCTCAATTTTTGCGTAATATTCCTGACCTAACGTGTTAACGGTTTCGTTGAAATCTGCAGGAGCTACAGCAGTAAAGAATGAAGACATTGTACCTTCTGGATAAGCGTGTCCTTTTCCTTCAGAAACAAATCGAATGGGTTGACCTGTCAGTGGGTAATGCTTTGCGTTACTTTCCTTAAATACCAATCCACCCAATGGAAAACGCTCTCTAGGGTCTCCACCTATCTTTTCTTCGGATCTCTGCCAGCCAGCCCAAATTTCTTTAACTGATTTGTGACTGATCAACTTATCCATAAATTCAGGAGATACCTCTACAGTAACACCGCGCATGACTTCACCACGCAGACTTTCTTCCATGAGTCGTTTTAACTGCCTACAGGTTTGGGGTACGTTTGAATTCGCGTTAGACAGGTCAAAATAGACGGTTTGTTTAGTGATCCCGAATTCTGTAAATAGGTTATATAAGACACTACCGTCTGCATCCAGTATAAGGCCCTTTTTGGCTCCCATTCTAAGATATTCATGCGTTATATCATGCGAAGCTTTTAAATTTTGAAGGCGATCAGCCACTAATTGAGCTCTAGCCATCAATGCAGTTGTGCCAAACCCTCGGATACCAGAATAGGCAGAAGGTAAAATAACGTCTTCCAAAGGGAAATGAGGAATGACAAAACTACGCAGCTTGCGCTTTGTTTTGTCCGCCTGTTGCGGTTCTCCCCCAGGCTCTTGTGAATTAATTAGAGTAAGAACACCGTTTCGTTCTTCAATCATGATAGTACGAACACGTTCTCGCTTTATATTAGAGAACAAGGGACGGCTGTTACCGTAGGCGTTAGGTAGATGATTTATTGCTGCAGTTAGTGCAGCTACTGTAAATGATTTTCCTGAAAAGGGATCGATAGTTTCCAAAATAATAGCCTCATAATAAAAAACCGGCATAAGCCGGTTATTTAGGAAGTGAGAAAGAGAGTTTGTTTAGCGAGCTTTAATGCCCATTGTTGATAGTTTAGATAGAGTTGTATCTATGTTTTGCTGAGACATTGTTGCAGGCCAAACCAAGTTTTTCTTACTCACAATGCAGTGGTAATCAACAACCATATCCTTTCCTACAACAATTCCTGCAGGTGTTTCAGTACCATCAACTTTAACCTTATTTCCGGCGGAATTGACAACGGTACCAAGCTCAGTCTCATTCAGTGCAATATTGCTCCGACTGATTGCGTTTGGACCTTCGTACAGTAAAACATCGTTTAAATTCTTTCCTTCTTCTAAAACTGGCATAAATCCCCCTTAAGCAGAATAGTTTTCAGCAACAGCCTTTACTGCAGCCATCATCGCATTACCATCATCACTATCAGGTGTATCTGCACCTGAGTCTGTATGGTTGGTAAAAACGTTTTCAACATTTGACGCTTCCGAAAACAATTGGCTCTTTGCCTGTTCCACTGTTGCGCCACTTACAATAAGATTTAAGGCTGATTCAGGTTGCCCAACTTCCAGCCCAACTTTAGCGATAGACTTTTGTCTGCTTGACTCAGCTTTTTGCCACTTACCCTGCTCGGCTGATAATGTTTCTGCAAAAGCTGTCTCAGCTTGCTTTACAAGACTATTCTTTTGATCTGACAACGCTTTGTCATGATCTTCTTTCGTTATAGTTTCACTGCTGTTATTTCCAAAATTAAACATACTCTCTGTCTCTGTTGTTTTAAGGTAATGGTAGAACTGGTCTTGGGACATAACGCCATCTGCAATACCTGCTTCAATCGCCAGGTGGCCGCTAAATGTCCCAGCCTCTAATGCTTCAACTGTTTCTGGGGTAAGGTTTCTGTGATCGGCAACCATGTTGTAAAACTCTGAAGCAAGAGCATCGACTTCAATTTGTATTCGTTGACGCTCTTCTTTTGTGTAAGGTTTGAGCGGGTGCAGATCACCTTTAAATTTACCGGACGTGATTAAATCAAACCTAACACCGGCATCTTGATACATCTTCGTTTGGTCCATCCGGCCTGCAATAACCCCTATGGATCCTACCCCAGCGGTTTTTGGTAATATAATTTGATGGCAGGCGGACGCGATGGCATAAGCACCGCTATAGGCATTTTCATTAATGTAGGCAAGTACTGGCTTATCATCTCTAGTTGCATAGATATGTCGGCTAAAGTCAAAACATCCTCTCGCTTCACCACCACCACTATCGAACTCAAAAATAATGGCTTTTACGTCGTGATCAGCACGTAATTTATCGTAGTCACTCCTTAAAGATTCATAAGAAGTAATAGGCATACATTCAGCATCAATTTTGTCACGATGAGACAATCCACCTATGACAGGGATTACGCCAAAACCTTCTTCCTTATATGAAAATTTCCGATTCTCATACTTTTTTATATTTGCCAATGACTCAAACTGGCTAAAATCTTGCGTTAGTTTTCCTATCACATAAGAAGACACGACTGAAAAATCAGAACCGTGCATTAACATAGGGCTTTTTAATACGCGACTCGCTAATAAATTAAGGTTATTCACTGTTTGCTATCTCCAACATGGCTCTTTGCTCTGTTCCGTTGTTGTTGGTTACGGATCCGTCTGTATCCAAACTCAATCCTTGTTTTCTAGCCACTTCAAAGAAACCTGCATTTTCCAAAATGTCTTCTTGCTCATGACCTCTTTGCTGTTGCTTATCCTTGATTGGCGCAAATCCAGATCGCACCTCTCCTTTATCAGCTAACAATTTTTTCAGAGGATCTACTTCATCCCAACGTGGCATAACCCATTTAATTTTTCGGTACTTGCGTCGATTTAGCTCATAGTCCGATACAGATAACCGGTTTGCATGAAAGGCAATATCACAAAACCAATGTGATACCTTACGGCACAACTGATACTTCAACATGAAGTGTTGAACTTGCTCACAAAGCCGCCTGAAATCAATTAACCCTGCCCGAATTGAGCTGTAGCTAACACCACGTAGATCGCCACTTAACATTTCATAAGACAGGCCGTAACCTTTAGCGATCGCCATAAGCTGGAATCTGAGCCAAGGCTCATAAGTTGTTCCAACATCAGCTGGTTGAGAAAATTGCATTTCTTGCCCAACTCCGAGACGTTGCATTAAACCCGGTTTAAGTTGAACTAAAGGTGATCTCTTACCTGTTTTGTTTGGCGTCTTTATTGATACACCAGGGGTCATTGGGTTTGTAGTGGGTTGTGCTTCTTTAATAAAGGCGGCAAAGAGCGCTGCAGTTTTCTTCCGGACGAGTTCAGCATCTTCATAGGCATCTAGCTCAGACAAACGCAGCAGAACTGACGATACCCAGGGTATCCCTGTACTTTGACCTGGCCTTTCTACCTTCATCACATGAATAATATCGTTGGCGCGTATCTTCACCGTCCCTTCTGGGTCATGAAAAGATATTGATTCATTTGGATGATATTTGTGAAAGTGGTAATACTTTAACTTACCGCCTTTAGAGTATTGCTTGCCATTTTTGATATAGCCGCCGGATGGCAATACCTCATTTTTTTCCCGTGCTAAGAAGTCTGGTTCAATGACTTGCAATTGAAGTGGTACGGCCAAATCCTCTTCCAAGGGTCTCACTCGCCGTCTTACATAACAATCTCCACTATTTACAACTGTACCCATGACGAGTGCTTGAATACCTGCGAAATCTAACTTTTCGTCAAAATCACACTCTTGAATAAACTCAGACCACAACTCTTCAAATAGCAAGTTGACGTTTTTATCACCTGTAGACCATCTAGCAGTGATGCCTGTACCTACAGCAGCAGAGACCCACTGTTGAACTGCGTTTTTTGCCCATGCATTGTTTCTGACATAGTGTCTTGATCTAGGACGTAAGCTATCTAAATCCGCACTTATTGCTTCTTCAGGTCCAAAATCAGAAACATCTTCAATACGAGAGTGACTAGCACCTTCATAGGCACCAACCCCATCACCAAAATCAAAGCCAGCCGCAGTAAGAAAGGGAGCCTGATTTATTAAATCGTAATTCAAAATACCCCCTTAAAAGAAGTCGCCACATATGCGGTTGTTGCATCTTCTTGCAAACTTGATTCAATTTCTGAATACAGCTTTTTAAGTTCATGTAATTGGGCTGGTTGAAACTCTGTTTTTCTGTCACTTCCCCCATCCACAGAAAAGCTAACCGTGACAATACGAGCGCCAGTAGCCAACTTCATAATTGCTTCTTTTACATTAAGTAAGTCGCTTTGTGTCCACATATCAAGAATTCATCCACTCGCTAACGTGATAATCATCACTCTGGTCATACTCTTCATCATCGAACTCATCGTCCGATATGCCTTCTGGTAACTCAGACAAATCAGGATTAATCAACCAGAGCAAAGCAAGCAGGTATACCAAGAGATCCCATGCTTCATTCCTAGCTTTTCTTAAGTTTTGCCACCGCTCATAAGGGATCCCATTAACCTCTTCTCTCACTACTGTTTCAGAGGTCAATTGTTCAAAGTAGTCAATTTCAAACTCATTACTTATCGGGAAGTGAATGTATCCACCACCTGGATATTTGTAGTTCAAGCGTTTCGCCAATCGCGTTTTAATATTGTTAACACCCAACGTATACAATGGGATCTTATGCATGTTGTTTCTGCTAGGAGGCGTAACCGCGGGGGCATTTACTTTGTTGCCGCCTCGGATTGGAATAATGAAGTCACTGTGTTTTGCACAGAAGAGCATCATGTCCGTGTAAAAGTGTCCCTGTACGTCAAGAGCGCACATTGATATAGGTAAATGAAACCCTGCTGGATGCGAATAAAGCTTTGATAGAGCCCTTAATAATTGATCCTGAGTGCTTTCGTCATCAGGTCTACCATGAAAAATTTGCTTGTTCAGTAACCACGTTTCTTCTTTAACACCGAATCCAGCCACACATAATTCGAGACGGTCATCCTGAGTATCTACGCTCGCTAAAATAACGTGAACACCTTCAGGCAATTTACCATCATGCTCGTCACCATACTCTTCTCTACGCTCGTAAAAATTATGACTTTCCAACGTGACTGCATCGTCTCGGTAGGTTTCCCCCAAAATTGTATTAATGAATACTTGTTTTTCTTCAGGGTTATCTTTTACGTCTTCGTAGTATGACGCTAACTTACCCCAACGAGCATTGGGGAGATCTGAATAAGCGGCCCATATGTGAAATCCTGCATGTCCACTAATGTAAGGAGTGTCACATTCTTTACATATTGGACGTCCCCTGTCGTCCCAACGGCTAGGTTCCTGTTCTGTCTCACAGCATGTGAAAGGTTTTACCGATCTCCATTCGCCAGCATCAGTCATTGACTGTTTGTATTTTTCGGTAATCTCTTTTCTACATGATGGACAAACAAAATGTGCTTTCTCTGGATTTTGAGACGGATATTTAAAATTTTTCCATTCCAATACATGCATATGTTTGCAGTGAGGACAAGGCACAAAAAAATGGCGTTGATCTGATGCTAAAAAACTTTTATTTATCCGACAAAACCCGAACCTATTTGGTGTAGAGCCAGCAATTATTTTACGATTAAATGCTGAAAAGCTTCGCCCTTCCGCCTGTCTAACCGGGTCGCCATCAGTTCCAGTATCAACTGGATATGCTGAAACCTCATCTAGAATTACCACCCGAACAGTAATACGGCGGAATCCAGTTTCGGTATTAGCCCCGACTAAGGTTAAAGTCCCACCTGCATAACGCTTTTTCGTTAACGTATCGTCTTCTCGAGCAACCTTGCCGGATAAAGCTGGAACATCCTCCAACATTGGAGCAAGCTCATCTTTACTGTAACCCTCTGCATCTGGAATTGTTGGCTGCACAACTAAAATACTACAAGGGTCTGCAGCCATATGGTAACCAATAACTAGGTTAACCATTTTTGTGTATCCAACCCTCATTGATTTCTGAACACTTATGCGCTCTTCATCAGAGTCACACATTGCATCCAAAATACCTTTTTGAAAGTTTTTAGTTACCCACTGACCACCACCATGCTCAAGAGGCAGCTGATAATATCTATCACCCCATTGGGCTATCGTTAGGTTCGGTGGTGGCGCCCAAATCGCTTGAAGACTCTTCCAAGTATGCAATAAGGCGTGGTGGTGGTGTGTCAGCATCGCTTAAATCTGATAATGCTTTATGAAGCATCCCTCGCACAATTCGTACATCGGCTTTTGATAACTCAGGAAGAGAAACCATGACTTGACCTTCAATTGATAAAATCTTATTTCGTGCTGATGCTACAAGATCACCATAGATAGCAATTACAACATCGATAGGTAGCAGCGTTTTTAGTTCCTTCTCATTTTTGATCTGTGCAGTCCTGCGTTGTTCGCGTACTAAAAGAGCTCTCTCTTTGTTCAATTCAGGGGAACTAGGGTCTTCCTCATTTTCAGGGGGTAGATCCGCTCCTGTCTTTTTGGAAAGCTCCCTTAAATAGTTAATGTAAGCGAAACGATTATGATCAAGATCCCATCCTTCTTTTCCCTTTGGACGCTTGATGATGCCTAGGTTTGCCAATTCCCGCACACGGCGCGTAGACAAATCTAAGTGCTTTGCTAAATCTTCTTGGCTTTGCATAAAAACACCGGAACCGGAAACCCCAAAACAAAAATTTTATAGACGGTTCAACCCCGCGTGTATCTCACCCGCAATGGTTTCAAATGCTCAGAAGAACCTAGGTTTGCCCTCGATTTTATAGGTTGTAGTACATAGTTATTCACAATCATTTATATATACCCGCTATATTTGATAACCCTATTCAAAGCAATTGAATTCTATTCACAATATATGTACTAGGACTTAACTCTTTGCAGTGAAGTTAAAGCTAACTCCCCCTCTTTAAAGTCTTTAGTCAAGCCTATGTGTTTAGTACCATCATCGTCTTGTGTAATTCTTATAGTGTATGAAGGAGTGTCTTGAATCTGACCAACTTCATCAAACATTGGACTAATAGCCTCATACTTAATCCTATGTTTATCCCATTGCCTTTCCATCCCATAGGGCACAGCGTTTAAGAAACTGAATATTTTAGAAGCTAGACTCACATCGTTATTAATGATGTCTAAGCCTATGTAGAAAACACCAAATCGTTTATGCATTGCTTTTACCTACTTATTGTTTGATAAAGAAAAGTAATAATAGAAGTAAGTATCCGATGAGTGAGTTACTAAAAAGACTTCTATCCCTGTATTTATATCTCAACTTTAAAATCGACTTACAGATTTTTAGATAACTGGGTCCTGTGGAGATCGCAGTATTTAGGACATCACTAACACTGCGCAAAGCCACCACACCAACAATAATTACTTCCAAAGATTCAAAGCTGCTCATTCTATATATCCCCTAATTAAGCTAAGTGTATTGAACTAACTGAGGGGTTTATGTTAACGATATTGAACGTAGCTCGAATAAATACACATACCTTTTTCCGGGGGTCTAGATTGTGTAAATGAAGGGTTCGGTAAATAATACTGGCACTAATGTCAAAATTTTAGACCGAATAGTGTATTTAGTTACTCATTGAGTGTAGTAGCTGGATTTTCATTAACTGTGTCAACTTTTAAAGCATTGACAATCTTTACATAGCCATTTGTACCCATCTCAATTGCTGCACCTGTGAGATACAGTGATATAGATACTGCTATAAGTGATGCTGGCCAAGACCATTTCTTGTCTGTACGTGGCACATGAACCTCCAAGCTTTTTAATTTAATATATAAACTGTCTGAGCTATAATCTGACATGTAATCACTACCGTTATAGTTGATTGCCGTATCCTTGGATGTTGGCGCATCGCAAGGAAACTTTTCTGAGCCTCGATTGCCGTCGGGGCTTTTTCTTTTCTTAATCCAAATTAACGCACTTTTAAATCGTCGCAACAAAATGGTCATGGCTTTTTTCACACCTAAAAATCTCTTTCCACGCCACCATATCCTGCTAATAGATCTAATCAATAAAAATCCCAACTTAAGCTGATTTGCCTTTATATTAATTTGGGGGTTAGGAAATTTTCTTCCTATTTTGAATTTAATTTCCAAGTTTCGCTATCATCTCTTTTATTTCATCAAGAGACTTATCAAAGCGTTCCATGTGCCGGTCTAACTGTGATTGAGAGACAAAGTTCTCAGCGACATGCAATTTATAAGCAGCCAACTCCTTTTCTGCTAACTCTGCTTTATGTAATGCTCTGACAGCTTTCTCATTCACAGGCTTAATTAAGTAAGCAGCAATAACAGCTAACAATGTACTAAGCCCCGTTAATGCATAAAGAAAGGTTTGATCCATTACGTGCTACCCTTTTTAAATTGTGAAACTATCTTTTCAGCACTTCGACCAGTGACATAGCCACCTAAACCTATCTGTAACAACGTCCACGCCTCAGGGGCAAGAGGATTGGCCAACCATCCGAAACTATCGAACACAACCAAAATTAAGAACGTAAGCATTGTTATTGGTCGCCAATTGCGTTGTAACCAACTCTGACCATTTGCTTCTGCACTAATAATCTGTGTTCTCGTTTCTAACAGCTTTGTTTCATAATCAAGCACTTTGGAAAGAATTGTATTTTGAATAGCTTGTAATGCATTTTTCGCCTGTAGCTTTTCATCTTCACTAGTGTGAAGCTCATCGACTAGCTTAGCTGCAGGTTTAAAGATGTTGGATATAAAGCTTAAAACACTCATTGCCATTCTCCGGTTTTCATTTGTTCAGACATTTCTAGTGCCCTTGTGGGTGAGTCTTCTCTATGCCATTTTGAATCAAGCATTTCTTCAGATGCTTGTTCATATTGCTCTAGTGAAATGTATACGAGTGTGTTGGTGAATTTTGATAAGCCATTTATACCCATCTGAAAAGCCATATTGATTAATACAGCCTTTCTAGCGTCGTTAAGAACACCCATCATTACCAATGAGTAACAACCATCTTCCGCAGTAGAAACGTCTTCACGTAACAACATATCAATCTGATTATCATTTAATGGCTTAGCTTTTAGCCTTGATACATATTCAGACTTTGGAACAATCTCTCCAAATATCTCTATGCTTTCTTGCTTTGATAAACCAGTTGTATCGAGGTTTCTACCTACACCTATGGTCCAATAACCTCTAGAACACTTGTATGGCTCGTAACGACGTCCTTCATGATGTTCTATTTGTTGAAAGAGCTTGGTGTATTTCATTTTGATTTACCCGTAAAAAAGCCCCGCACGATGGCGAGGCTAAATTTAGGCACAAAAAAACCAGCTCTGATGGCTGGTTGCTTTTATGCTATTCGAACATATTTCGTCGTTTAAGGTACAAAAATACCAACAAATAGTCAACAGGTAATTTTAACTACCCTTTTTAAGCACTATAGATTCACCTATGGGATTATACTTGGTTGGCTTATCAATGGGCGTTGCTATTAAGTCTTGCACTAATTGAGGCTGTAATAAATCATCAAATGCATCACGATCTTTAAATGAACTATCAAGCCACATTTGACGGGTATTATCATTGTCAGGAAGCATTAGAGGGCTTGCTGTTGTGTGATACGGTTTTAACCATTCTGCTTGGCCAAGCGTAATGACAGAGCAAGTTGTTATCACTTCACCTGTTTTGCTGTGTATGTACTCTTTCCATAACCCACCAAGTGCGATTGCTTCACCATCTAAAGCTTCAAAATCTGTACACTTTTGATCAGCGCCTTTGCCTTCACTCTCTCCAAACCCTTTTACCGGAATAATACATCTAGATGATTTATACGGCTCCTAGCCAGCTTTTTTGAAACTCTTCAGTCCATCTGAGCGCGTATTGATGCTCCAAAACCTAGGCATTGGCTTAAAACCATCTTCTGTCTCAATTTGTAATAGATGCCAGCGAGCAGTTGTTAAAAGCCTTTTACCTTCTACTTCCCTAATTATTGATATTTCACGGCCACCCAGAATACAACGATTAACCACCAGATGATTATCATCATCGGGATATAGCTTTATGCCTAGCATTGAGCATAGTTCGCGTACACCCGGATCATCGGTTACGTTTAGTCTTCCACACAAATTAAACAGCCTCGTTTGACTCTACAAAGTTAAGCGGGATATTTCTGAATGGTGTTTGAGATAAATACATCTTCAGAGTTTGGATACAGTACTGTTTACCAGAGACATCGAAAAAAGATTCACCTTGTTTTGAGTCTTTGAATTTAATAAATTGCTCATCAATTTCTTTCTCTGAATGTTCACTGTATTTAAACCCGTTAACAACAAATGAAAGATCAACATCCATGCTACAATTCATTACTTCTACTTGTTCACTGCTTTCATTTATTTCTGTGCAAGTCACTGAAACAGCGCACTTGAAAAAAGCTATCAATTTATCTTCCGAATGACCGTACCCCTTATCCAATCTCGTAAAATCGGATACAACTACACCTGCTCTTCCAATCTGAGGGTTTTTAATTTCTTTATAAGAATACTGTATAACTTTACTATTAAAGAATTCTAAATCTGTTGTACTAAACACTCTAATGTTCCATATGTTTTAATTTCTGCAAAGAATTTTCCGGTGAACTCCAGGACTCAGTTGCACCAAAAGTAAATTGTGTTTCAGTTCTAAATTCTGATTTAACGTTGGAACCAAACTGATTAAAAGTTATCTCTACAGACTTACCATCAAGCTTCTCTTCACAAGCAGACTTAATCCAATCATTTATCGAGACTCCGTCTTGCGCACTCGATGCTGCAACTCTTGTATGCAAGTCACTTCCAATCCTAACATTCAAGGAACCCTTGTAAGGTTTTAACGGTTCTTTACCCAACTCCTCACAAAGCTCCAGATAGTCATCTACAGCTAATTCAAATTCTGATCTAAGCTCTTTCATTGAATCAGCAGAATAGGTTACAAGGTCTTTAATATGCAAAATCTTTCCATCAAGCGTATCAGTTTCTGTGCAACACTCTGCACTACCTTGATAACCTTTATACTCTAGTGTTTTGCTCATCTCTCACTCTCCAACACACCATGCTCGTACAACGCTTCAACTACGTAAGCTAAAGCCTTTGGTTTAACCGGGTCAGCTCCATGACTCTTGTGTAGCATGATGATATTCATATCCTTATCAATAAACTTAACTCTACTTCCACTAGATTTGCCTTTGTTAGATAGCTGGTATCCAACGGCAATTAGATAATTTTGCAACTCAGAAAATTTAACGTCCTTAGGAACGGGTTTTCGTTTAAGTTTAGCAGCAAATTTCTCCCTACTTACCACCTATACCCCTTAATACGACAAGTGCAACTATATTTTAGTTGCAAATTTTGTCAATATGCAGCTTTTAATGTTTTAAGAACAAATTACGATTTCTTCAACCGTAATGACCAAAACAGACCACTAAAAGAACTTTAAACAAGATTAATGGCTGAGGGATAAAGGGTACAAAACTAGCCAGATCAAGTGCAACCCGAATTAAGGATAAAACACCTGTTCATTTATCAGGTATAACATAATTAATAATTCCCTCTCCGGCATGATGCGGCCTTTTCTCAGGCTTACCACTATGTCCAGGTGGATAATAATTGGTATCCATTAGCATAGTTCTAAACTGTCTTTTATTGAATCTATTAAGGGACTGCCTAGGAGTTAACAGAACGCCTGTCATAGCGTCAGCATAAGGAGTATGTATACCATTAGGATTGAACTCTTTTGGCTCGGTATATCCTGCCCTGATTACCATATCAACCCAACACCCCCAATGCGCCGGACCTCTATCGAGCCAGATAACACTACAATTGATTAGAGGTTTTTCACAGAGATTGCATAGCACCATTCAAATACTGTACATTCATACAGCGCACAATATCAACGCGAATATTTTGACCAGAAATAGAAAAGCCCGCAGGAGTTTAGTGCGGGCTTATCAAAGGTAAAGAGCTAGATGTTGCTCAAGTAGTTCAGCTTCCTTGCTAATCTGGGAATAATATTAAGTGAGAATTAACTAATAGTAAGCTGTACTGAGGTACAGATTAAACACATGCAGACCAGCTTTTAATTTTGTCGCAGGTATAAAGATCAAACACACTAGCAGAGTGAATAGCCTCTCTTGCTACTTCTTCGTCGGTCATTTTATCCATTGAGCGCTGAATGTATCCTATTGCGCCATAGGCATACTTTCTACCAGTACCCAAACAATATAAATGACAGCTCACAGGAGATACTTGAACAGCTTTAGATTCCTTATCTGTTCTAATCTGTGTTACATCACCACTCTTTTTATTGAAAACTAACATAGTAGTGTCCATGAAAAGCTCAGACTTATCAGAGATCCCTTTTTCCTTGTATAACTTCGCCATCTCTTCAAAGTTACACATGCTTCCAGTAAAAAGATAAATGTTGTCGTTATCTTCGTGAAACTTCTTGAAGTTATCATCTAGAACAATATCGCTTTCAGTGATACGAGAATCAATAGCGATTGATTTACCAACTTTAACTATTGTTGTCATAATATAGTTAGCCCTTAAGTTAACCGCTATGCTGCGAAAAGGTGTTTGTACCGCCGTGATAGATGCTCCCTTGAAACACCAACTATGTTAGAAACAGCAGTTTTAGTGACCTTCTCTCCGTTGTTTACTAGCTGACTAATTGCGTTACTTATCTCTAACTCGGTATTAGACGCTCTCATGTGATGCGTGACGTATGCACCTTGTGATGTGTGATGCATGCCAATTGCCCCACTTTTAAGCTTTTCAACACAATAGGGGTTAAGCCATATACATTCAGTTCTAACGCCTGTCCCACTTCCGGCTGATATACAGGCTTGTTTAGTTTCTACTTTCCAGCTGGTAAGTAAATCGGCGTATAGATCACTAGGATAACCGCTTAATACAACTGCTCCATCAAGTGCTTTCAATGAGTTAAGTAATGTTTCATGATCACCTGATGTCATTTCGTGCCTATAGACACCACCACTACTATTTATTTTTCTAGTTTCGAACAGATAAGGGGGATCTACATAATGGAGAGTATCTAATGAATCATGCTTTTCAATGCAGCTAATGGCCGGCCTGTTTTCAATGTTAACGCCTTGCAGCCTAGCTGTGACATACCTTAAAACAGGCGGATACTTTTGCCAGCAATGCGCGGAAGTAGAATACTTTCTGGAAGCTTCACAACGAAAACCTGTTGGATGACCTGATGCGCCACCACTTCCAAAACCCATTGCAGATCTAACAATAGTTCGTCTTGCTCTTTCGATAGGGTCATCAGTGAATTCATAAGCTAACTTAAACTCGTCTCTACTGTATGGCGTGAGATGACACAAATCTATTAACGTAGAGGCATTACTTCTATCTCTTAATACGTTAAACAAGTTGAAGATATCTTCATCTAAATCATTGTAAACCTCGCCATGACTCCTTTTTTTACGCAACAATACAGAAGCTGCACCACCAAATGCCTCAGTATATGTTTTATGCTCTGGGAAGAATTGATAAAGCCACTTAGAGAGCCTATATTTTCCGCCATGATATCTTAATAGTGGAGTATGCATTTTGAACAAATTACTCTATATAAATTTGTATTTCGCCAATTGCTGAATCTGCCATTGCTTCAGCTAACCAATCATCGAAAGTACAATCAGCATCGTTAACTTCGCCATTAATGTGATCTGCTTCACAGTTTAAATAGCCTTGCTTATACGCTTCTCTTAATAGCTCATGAAAGTGGCGAATTTCTATAGTCACTGTTGGCATTAACTATCACCCTTTATACTCGTAAGTCGTCCACTTTTTAGACGGTTTGTCGTTAGGCTCACTTATTAAATAACGCGAATCTTTGAAGTAATAAAACGTATAACTATCCCGCTTTTCAGAACCTAATAACCCGTCTAGAGCTTCTCGCTTAACAAACTTTCTTAACTCTGTGATTGGAATAAACGGTGGTAAACATGGAATGATTTCACTCACAGAAACAGCAGAGAGCTTTATAAAGTCGCTATACTCAACTTTCTTAAGGTGTTTTGTTATTTGGTCATGACACTCAAAAAAAGCCTTATGAGAGGCCACTTGAATAGCTTCAATAATGAATTGTTCAAAAGATTTAGTATTAGCGTTATCTAAAAGTTTGCGTTCAAGATCTTCATTATCAGTTTTCATAACGCACCTATGCGGCTAATGACTTGGTTGCAATACGAAAATCAATAAGGCTTAAAGCCTGGTCATCTATATTTGAGAGAATTGATAAGTACTGATTCCAAAATGGCGACCAATCCCTATTGAAAACCTTGCTATCGATCATCAATTGATTGGCTAACATTTCGTTTGTGAATAGCTTCTTTTGGTCTCTTACGCATGCTTGATAATGCAATAGAGATGACATAGCCAAGGACTTTATTTTTTCAACCTTAGAAGCTTTGATGCTTGTCTTGCGGGTTTTAACGCCTGGCTCAGCGTTTAAAGCTTTCTGAGTGTTTAAGACCTTTTCGTAGGACTCTATGAATATCCCCATTCTAGCCCACACATAAGATGATACAGACTCTATACATGCCCAATCTGTGCGGTTTTGACCATAGCAATACAAGACCATTGATTTAAGGTAATCAGGGAGTGCATTAACAGCCTCTAACAAGGTACCGCGTAACCGATATTCTTCAGACAAAACAGGTTTAGAAGAGCTATTACGGCGTGATTCTGTGCAATATGTCAATTGAGTTTCACCAATGAAATTATCTCTATCATCGAGAACATCTAAAGGCTTTGAACTACCACTAATAACATTGTTTTTCTTGATATGCATCGCTGGCAATGATGGCTCGTAGTGAGAAAGAGCACTGATTAACATTAAACGCATTGCGCTAGCTTGTATTTGTCTTTTCATGTTATGCCACCTTTATTAAGTCAGAAGATACCCAAAGCTTTCTGGTTCGTTCAGCCCCGCGACAAGCAAACAAATCAAGCTCAGTTTTTGAAAAACCTGTTTTTACCTTTCCATCAATTGCATCGTGACAAGCTGAACAACCAAACGCAGCTTCTAGATCAGATGCTTTCATACCCATACCGCTATCTTCACCTACATGGGCTAAAACGGTTGTCTCAGGGTTGTGATTGCATATACCTGGTATACGAAGCTGGCACTCTTGGCCACGAGCGGAATTGCGTAACTTTGTTGATTTAACTCGACCGTTATTGAACATGATTAAAACCTTATTAACTGTTCAACGACTTGATCTAAATCGTCGCGGGTGTAGTTCTTGAGGACTCGTTGCAATAGAACGTTGACACAAGCGTTATAAAGCTTGTTGAATTCATCCTCATCCATTTTGGCGAAGCTGATACTCTTAGCCTCTGCCCTAACCTCCCCTTTAATATTGGCTACGGCATCAAAGTATCCGGCCGCAATAATGACATCCTTTCTAAAGCGTTCTCGGTTCTTCTGAACTGGCATACCTCTATATTCGGCTTCAGCAGGCTCGAAGGCATCAAACCCTATACCAAGCAAAGCGAAGAACTTTCTGTGAAAGTTAATGTTACGCGGTTTACTCCACTTAACTTTAATCACTTCACCCATATGGACACTGGCAAGCATCTCTGCGTCATTGGCCGCTGGGTCAACTATAAAACCTTCACCTATACGCTTAAGAATTGCTTCACTCATGCTAAATCCCTTATTCGTTCAAGCTCAGATTCAATTCGTTCACCTATCCAAACAAGCACAACTACAGCAATTGAATTACCTAAAGCTTTGTAACGTGGTCCTATTGGACAAAACTCAACATCTTTGCCCCTATATGGAATCTGGGTAAAGTTATCGGTGAAACCTTGAAGCCTTTCACACTCAATAGGAGTTAAACGCCTCACGCCATACTGAGGGTCTACAATTGCAGGATACCCTTGCCCAGGTTTCCCGCCACCAGTAGATATTGAGCTAGACACTTCACCATTTGAACGGACTTCGCAGCGTGAATTCTCAGAAAACGAAATGACAGGAAAACTTTGACCAGGTGTACCACCACTACCGCAGCAAAGTGTTCCTGTTACCTGACCGTGCCCTTCCGTAATCCTGACTTGACCATCACTATGTTCTGCAAAGGAAATAACATTCTCTAACCCATTGTTACGACCTGTAGCATGTGCTTTGTCTGAAACTATTGGGTCTTGTGAACCGTGGACAACTAAATCCTTAGCTGATTTATAATCTCTAGCTGAAAGCGTTGCTGAAAGCGTTGCTGAAACGTTGGCTGTTCCGTACTCACCGCTTGATTGAAAATCAAAGGTATCAACTACGTAGGTGTCTGAATCTTCCCTGTTACTTGTGTTAGGGCGCGCTGTAAGACATCTGGCAATTTCTTCCCTCTCTTGCTCGCACGATTTAAGATCCCCTGACATGCTTTTGGGCTCAAAAAGTATCGGCTCTCTATCGGACCAGTTTCCAAAATCTGCGAGAGCAAAGACTCTTCGGCGTCTTTGTGGTACTCCAAAGTACTGAGCGTTAAGTGTGCGCCATTCGACAAACCCGGCTTTGCCGTATGCAACTCCGGCTGTTTGCCACCCTTTTTCTGGTAATGTGTGCTCTGCTCCTGTAAAGAGCTGCAAAACCTCAAGAAAGTCATAGCCCTTGTTTGAGCTGAAAGCTCCTGGGACATTTTCCCACAAAGCGAATCTGCACTTGCAGTGCTTCTTTGCCCACTTGATGATCTGGATGGCATTTCTAAATAAACAGCTTCTTTCACCTTCGAACCCCTTACGTTGGCCGGCTATGGATAAGTCCTGACATGGAGAGCCAAAGACTACGATATCTATCTGACCCAGTTTCTTAATCTGAGACTCAGTTATCTTGGTTACATCACCAAGGTTTGGTACTTCTGGATAATGATGCTCAAGTACTGCATTTGGGAATTCTTCAATCTCAGAGAATGCAACAGCTTCCCAACCTAATGGTTGCCACGCAGCGGTCGCAGCTTCGATTCCTGAAAATAAACTTAAATACCTCATAGCTTATTCAACTCCCTCTGCAAGCTTCTTCTCAGGGTGATATCTATCGATAAAGTCTTGGACCTTTGGGTCCCTTTTTACTGCAAAACTTTTAGGCGCGTCAGTTTGGTAATGTGGTTCAAGTACATCTTCCCAATTACGGTTCTTGATCCAGCGTTGAGCATGTTTCCATGCAGGTATAAATTTTCCTTGTGGTGCCGTTTTTCTCCAAACCGTCTGAGCTTCCAAACTTGTCATGATGAGTTCGAAGAGTTCGACAGATGGCTTAAGTTTTAGAAATGCTGATCGGGTCTGTGCTTTCTCCCGCTTTACCGGGTACTTGCTCCAAAACTTGTCGAACATCTCGGCGGTTGTGATTGTTTTTGGTTCTTTGACAGGTTCATTACTGACAGGATCTAAACTGACAGGATCGGGCGTCAGATTGTCGCTACCGCCAGGCGACATATTGACGCTACCGCCAAGCGACTCGTTGACGCTAGGTAAGCGACTATTTGACGCTTGGGAATTATCCCCCAAAGGACAATTTGTCCCTACGCTACTTTCACCTAAGCGACAATCTGTCTCTATGCTATTTTCCCCCAAGAGACTATTTGTCGCTTTGGCATCGTCATTAGCTGAATTGGCTACCTCTGATAGGTTTAACTTATAAAAATTGCTCTTGTTTCCTGTCTTACTTCTACGAAAAGTCTTAGTTACGAATCCAAGAGTTTCTAATTTATTAATATGTCTTTGTGATGTCTTTACAGACATCTCGCAAAGCCTGGCTATATACTCGTGACTAGGCCAACACTCACCTTGATCATTGGCATTATCTGCTAATTTCAAGAGCACAAGTTTAGTTGTTGGGCTACCTGTCTCAGCTTCGAAAGCAGCAAGCATCATTTTAATACTCATGACACCACCGATGCTTTTTTAACTGCTTCAAAATGAAAAAGGTGCAAAGGGATATCCAACACAACACCTAAATCAATTAACTTTTCAGCCTGCATAGAATTAATAATGCCAGCGTATATTGATTTACCTATGGCGCAGTGTTTACGGTATTGCTCAATATCTCTGTTTCCTTTAGCACTATTACATGACTTACAGGCAAGCTTGAGGTTTGAATCGTCGTTACTACCACCCTCAGATTTTGGTATCACATGATCTAAAGCCCAACTATTTACATCCTTAAAAACTAAAGCCACACCACAGTATTGACACTTTTCCCCATCTCTAGTGAATACTCTTGTCTTCTTGATAGTTGAAAATTTGTTTGCCATAATTTCCTCGAAGTATGTAAGAAAGCTCCTAGCCCTGTGACGGCAATAATGGAGCTTTTTTATTGCCTAAATAGTTCCAGTCGAATGCGTCATGCTGAATGCCCAACCATTTGAGAATCGTTAGCTGGCACCCTGTCAGTTAAGTGATATAAATCCACATGCTTTATTTGCTCAATAAGACCATTAACCTCGTTTATGCGATTAATGGAGCGCTGAAGGTTTGGCTGATGAATTGAATAGGTGTAACAAACAAGCTCAATGTCCATACCGTTTACGAAATGTTGAGTCAAAGCAGTCTTTGTATTTTCATTAAACTTGTTGGCTATTTTGAGCAGTAAAGTAAATCGCTCTAGAGACTCAGTGCCTTGTTGCATAGGTATCATCATATTAAAGCCCTCTTTTGTTTTGGTAAGTTCCTTTGCCCTGATATCATTTGTTTTCCACAACCAAAAGAAGACAAAACAAAGGAACTAATCTTGAAAGGTGACAACATTGAATTGTTTAACGAATACACCGCTAAAATATTCGCTAAGCTGTATAGTGAATTCCCAATCCCAACCACAATTCTTACCAATGAAATTGCTGGTTTAAAAGTCAATTGGGAAGACTTCGATGCCATCCATGCAATGACTAAAGAAGAAAGAAATACAAGAAAACTGTTTGAAGCAACAGTTAATTGGCTGCATGTTTCTGGATATATAATGCAACCAAGGGAGATGAGCAAAATTACAGAAGGATTTAGAGGATATTGCCTTACATCACAGGCGTTAGAAGCTCTAAACTCTTCTCCGAAATCGCTTAATGGAAATACTCTTGGCGAATCCTTACAAAAAGCAGTAAAAGACGGTGCGACCGACTCTGCTAAAGGTTTTGTTAAAAAAGGATTTACATGGATGTTCACTAAGTCATTTTCTAACGCAGATAAATTAGGTGAAGCCATAACAAACATTACGAGTTCCACCTAGATAAATTAGCTACTAATGACCTAAACGTTTCGGCACTATCATAAAGGTGAGAATTTGAATGAGACTTTTCATTGCTGTCAAAGAGCAGTTCATGCAAGGTTTCGGCTAGCGTATTTGCGAGAGTTGCACCTAGCGAATGGTTTCCATGCTTTACTGACTGAAAAGCTTTCATCCTTTTTGTATCTAGATCGATAAGATGAGATACAGCAACCTTAAACTCTTTTTCTACTGAGCTAAGAGTTACTTCATTTAACGCCTGAAGCTCTTCAAATGTTTTTGGTATTTCTACATTAGAGGTATGCATTAGCTGTACTCCTCGGTAAATTTAAATCCCCTACTCTCGGTGATAGAATGGATGTGCGAAATACAATCTAAAACCGAAAGAGGGAAAAAGAGGATGAGCATATGAGATATGTGGTTCTTTTTATTTTTGGGCTTATCACAATATTCATTTTTAAGCACAGTGATTATCCTTGGAGTGCTACGATTGGCATGCTCATTGGATTTGCTATTTATTTGCTCTTCAGCACCGACGACACCATTATTGAGTTTCGCGAAGAGATCAGAAAAGAGCTTAAAAAAGATGAAGTTAATCATGAAGAAGCTGAACGCAGAGCCATGCGTCTTAACGCTCTTGATAAAAGGGCTAGAAAACAGGAACGCAAAAACCGTAAAAAAACGCCTAAAAACTCTTCTTACTCTAAAAACACTTACTCTGAAGCTGTTCGGCATAGCAAAGAAAAGCCCTCTAAAAGAGCTAATAGAGGCTATACGGCAGAGCTTAGTAAATTTGACTTCACGAGAGGTGAAGTCTTGAATATTACCTATAGAGATTCTTGGGGAGAAATAACCAATCGAGATGTCGCTTTTTCTAGCCTCAGTAAAGGTGAGCATGGGCAAATGGTAAAAGGCTTCTGCCACCTTCGTAATGAACAAAGAATGTTTTATGTCAGCAGAATGATTTCTCTCACGAGTACAGAGACTGGAGAAAGTTTTATTTAACAGTCTAAAGATGTTTTGGTTTATTCTAGAGGAAGTCACTGCTGTACTTCCTCTTTAAACTTGCTGTTAGGAAAAACAGTGTCTAAACAGCATTCGATTCCAAAACTCTTTAAACAACCGACAATACCTCTTGCATCATCAAGCGTAACTTTTCGTTTCCCCATTTCATAATTTGAGATCCGTGACTTTGTACCGCCGATGTAGTTAGCAATATCTTGTTGTGTTACTTTCATATCTTCACGCGAATTTCGGAAGTGCTTAATTTTGTTCTTCATTAAAACAAGCCGTCAACATACTGTTGACTGAATCGTAGTACGTTATGTTGACCACGTCAACACACAAATCAACATTTCGTTTACTATCTTGTATTCGTGTATTATGATTTTGGCATTGCAATTAATGGGATAGGATATGTCTGGTAGCGGAATACGTATGAAAGAGTTGAGAGATAACATAGGTTTATCTCAACCTGAACTGGGCCATTTAATTGAAGGGGTTTGGACTAAAGCAAGAATATCCAATTATGAAAAAGGCAAAAGAGAACCTACAGCAAAAGACCTTGAACTATTCAATGAGGCGATAAAACCTTTTGTTGGTGATCAGTTATTTTATCTAGTCACAGGGATGAAACCTGAAGAATATTTGAGCGATAAAACTATATTGTCTGCATATGTGAAAAAATCCGAGTGCATTGATATATTCACACGATATTTAGAAAAAATGCTGAAATTAGGTGAGCTGATCAAAAAGCCATCTAGGAATATAAGTGACTTTGTTGAACAATTTTCTAAGCTATTTTCAGATTCTGAAGGAAGCAATAAAGAGCATGAAAAGGCTGCTCAAAACTAGTAGATTGGTATAAACTATCTACTTCGATTTAATTTGCTTTCTGGCAAATCTCTCATGAACTTAGACAAATGAATCACTGTCCCACCCACTCTAATCCCGCTTGTTGAACTACAGTTTTGTAAATAAACTCTCATTTTCTTCATTATTTCTTCATCTTTTTCAAATTTAGAATCTAAAGAATTATCACTGTCAGCGTTTTCTATAAAATCACTTATCAACTTGTGAGCACTATAATTATCAAGTTTGTCCAGTTCCTTACTAGGTTGCCTTACCGTTCTATATGCCAAAATTATGGATGCTACCCCCAACATAACTGCTAAGGCGACTAATGAGATAATTTGAAGATCAATCACTTGTCGCTCTCCAATCGTTTTGCTGAAAACCCATTCAATACAGTCATAGCGGTATAAACAAATATGATTACCGTTACAGAAGCATTAACAGTTGGAATAGCGTATTCATAAAAGTAGTAAAGATTCTTTGTTGAAAATATGAACCTTTCTAGATAGGTAATAACTTGAACAACTCCTAAGGCAATATAGCTGTATATAATCATCCTTATTGGAGTATTTGTTTCTAAATGGTTCTTTCTAATGATAAAACAACTTAAAACAACAAATATAAAATCAGATATACCGAAGCCCAGGTACCAAAGAGCAGTGATTAGATCAGATATATCTTCTCTACCAAAATGCTTAGAAATGGTTACATCCCAATAGAATTGCAGGTATGTAAGGAATAAAAGAAGAATTAATAGAACATTAAAACTAGTTAGCTTTCTAACAATGGCCGTATAAATTAGGAGCATCAAAACACTGATACTCCATTCATACTGCTGGATTAAATCTAGTAAATTATAAAGACTCATTCTCTACTGCTGGAGGCTGTTTCCCGCCTCCATTACCTCCTGAACTTTGTACTTGACTACAAACCAATGGAAATAAGCTACATACCAAGCTTTTTTCATCAACTTTTTCACTTTCTTCAGTGGCTAAACCCACAGAAGCAAAAACCAAAGTCAAAAAACCAATAGCTGTTAAACGAATAAATTTCTTCATGACATCACCTTTATCTAAATTAAACGAACTGTATTTCTATACAGCACTAGCTAATCTAGCAGGGTTCAGCCGCCAAAAAAATATATTTAAAAACCACAACGTATAGTATTGACTAAAGTCAACGTATTGTCTACGATAAAGTCAACGGTTTGTTTACAAAGCTCTTATCCTTTTATTGTGAACTGTAATGCGTGTCAAAAATTAACCTTCGCATACAGTTGCATTAAACAGACAGAAAGTCAAAAAAAGTGCGTAAATAAACTTAACGTTTGTTCAATGAATAGAAATTTTATTCGCATGCTCTCTTTAGCGCTGTTTGCCACACAAACAAGAGTTTAAATAGTAGAGAGCAGCCGAATAGGTTTTAACGAGGAGATAAAGATGCAACTTAATCTTGATCAATTACATGAAAGTGACTTACAGAAACTCGAAGCCCTGATTGGTGACAAAGAGTTTATTGCTCACCCTGTTACGGTTTCTAGGATTCAACGTCATCTTAGAATTGGATACAACAGAGCTTGCCACTTAATAGAAAACGCAAGAGCTAAGGGAATATTAATCCAAGACAAAGATAACCCCTTACTCAATCACTTTTCTACTACCAAATAAAAGGGCAGATGTTATGAAAAGTATCTGGTGGTTGCAGTTGCATGACCCAAGTAAACAAAACCCAGTGTTTTTACATGTAGATGTGCCAGAAGGAACAGGTATCACACTTTTCTTTAGTAGAGATGGTGTAGACGAAAAGCCATTTCTTATAGATATAGCAGGCCAAACAGGTAATTCATTAGTTGATAAGCCTGGCTTTTGGCAAACCCTATTCGAATCAGAGAGTTTTAATGATTGGGCTGTTAAGAAGCTTAATGAAGAAGCTGAAGAGTCTTTCTTAATGGTTCAAGGTTTTTAAATAAGGAGAAACATTGTGGCAGAAAAGAAGTTGTTCCGATTTGTTGATACTAGTGATGCTGAAGGAATCAGAATCAATTGTACTGAGTTTTTTGTAGTTAGAGAAACAAAGTGTTTTTACTTCGTTGTTAGTTCATGGGAGTACAACATGATGAAAATGAACACTGGTTGGCAACCAAGCAGGATTAGAAAAGTTGGTAAGAATTCAATTAGAGCACATTGCTATTTGGATAAGAAAAAAGCTCTAAATTCATATCTCGCGATGAAGAAGAAACAAGCATTTTATTCTGAGTTTAACTTATCGGTTGCTAATCAAGTACTCGAGCATTTCAAAAACGAATCTGATGAAGTCGCTCAAACGAAGTTAGAGACTGAATCAAAAATGAATGTGCCAATCTATTGTGGAAAGCCAGAGTTTTTCGAAAACATTGGTTGGTACGAATAACAAAAGCCCTCTTCCGAGGGCTCCGACACCTAGCTGGTCGAGTCGCCAAACTAACCCAGCTAGATAACAACAGTAGGAGTATACAAATGGAAATATACGATCACAACTTTAATGCTGAAGTTGATGTATTAGCTTCTTACGTTAAACAGATAAACGATGAGCCTAATGATTTTAAAGCCGAGTTAGATGCTACCGGTAATAACGTCATGGTTTTCATTGATAGGTTTGAAAGCAGTTACCTACCTAACATCAATCGAGTGTTTGTTAAAAAGCATGACCTCGTTGCGCTTAGAGAATTTAACAACTTCATAGCTGATACGGTTGTCACTGTATCCCCTCCCACTAAGCCTGCAAGTCCAGTCAGATTGGTGGTGTGCAATGGATAACTTAAAACTATGGAACGCTGTCGAAAAGACAGACATGGAATTTACTAAAGCACTTACTCCAGTGGGTGCAAAAAACCAATTAACAGCCATTAACCCTGAATACATATTTAGGAAAGCAACAGAACAGTTTGGGATTTGTGGCATTGGATGGGGTTACGAAATCTTATCCGAAGAAATAGTAACAGGACCTCAAATACCAGGTGATCATGAACCGCCAGTTTACCAGCAGGCTCATAATATCCACATAAAGCTATGGTATGTCTTTAACGGTGATAAAGGTGAACTCGTTCACTATGGTCACACCCCTGTAGTTTATGCAACCGAATGGGGGGTTAAGTTTAACAAAGAATACAAAAAAATGTCCCTAACTGATGCCCTTAAGAAGTGCCTTACTTTATTAGGATTTGGTGCTGACGTACACATGGGCCTGTATGACGATGATGAATACCTTGAAGGCCGACTTGTTGAGTCTGAGTTAAACAAAGCTGACAACAGAGAAGAGGCACTATCACAGAAGGTAGAAGAACTTAATGCGTGGCTCTCGAAACAATTAACCGCTTACCCTTATGTTCCAAAACTTCCGGCTCTCGAAAACATGCACAAGAAACTATGTGAACACCTTCAAATGAAATCGAGTGCTCTGGGTATACCCAAAGATGAAATGCTCAATCAACTTGAAGATGCTTTCGAGTCTGCAAAATTAAAAATAGAAGGAAAATAATTATGGAACAGAAACCCATAGTAAATTGGCAGTCGCCAGACACAACACCGGAAGTAGGAAAAGGTAAGACTGATATATTTTGGATAGCTGTAAATTACAAACGCGAGGACGCCTGGCATACAACAGTATTCGATGCTCAATATGTTAATAAACCACTTGAGTTTGCAGAAGATGATACTGAAAAAGAATATCCTCTTGATGATGATTGTTTCTTTGATATGGATGGTGACCCAATAGAAAGTATCGGCTGGTACAGACTATTAGAGCATGCAGATTTTAATGGATATTACGAACCAATAACGTTTCGAGAGAGCTACGTGTTACTCGGTTGGGCCAAGTACCAAAAACCTGAGTATCCAGGAGGTGATTACAATGTCTAATTTCCCACTTATTGAGTTAAACGTAACGAATGAAGCGCTAGCGGCCTTAAAAGAAAAATATGCGTCAGTGCCTGACGTAACAACAAAAGAAGGTTACAAGGTAGCGAAAGCGGCTGTTTCCGAATTAACAAAACTGCGGACAGGTTTAGAGAAAAAGCGTAAAGAACTTAAACAGCCTTACTTAGATCAAGGCAAAGCAATTGACGATGAGGCAAAACGGATTAAGGCTGCACTAGAGAAAATTGAAACGCCTATTCGTGAAGCAAAAAAAGTCGAAGATGATAGGCTGAAGAAGCTTGAAGAAGAGCGCATTGCAAATATTGAAAGTAAAATGAGCATCTTTGACGAAACACTTAGACGCGCGAATAGCTTTGATGCAACAAGTGAATCAATATCTGTCGCCATTGATTACATAGATAAACTTGAAGTAACCAAAGATGTTTATCAGGAATATTACTTAGAAGCTCTTAAGTCCAAGGACAAAGCCTTAAATCAGTTAAGTGATATATTACCACAAGTCATTCAGCGCGAAATTGAGCACCAAAAGCAGCAAGAACAGATAGCAGCTTTAGAAGCTCAAAACAAAGCCAATGAACAGATAATTGAAAAGCATTCAGTAGTTGAACCTGCTAACGATTCCTCCACCGCAGCTTCAAAACATCCTAAACAAATCACTTATACACCTTTACAAGTTTGGCCTAGTGATTTGGCTAGAGCAGAAAATGACGATCTAAATGATGTATGTGAACAGCTTGAAGAAGCCGAAGAATACATTCAATTCCTATTAGCTAAAAAGGAGGTTGCGTAATGGCTAACGATCTATGGGAAACACCACCGGAAATATTCGCTTATTACAACCGAAGATTCCATTTTGTTTTAGATGCAGCCGCTTCCAAACTAAATGCTAAGTGTGAAATTTACCTAACTGAAAAAGATGATGCACTAACTAAAGATTGGGCTCAGATTGTTAAACAAAACACTGCCGAAACACCCTATGCAAATTATGTTTGGGTTAATTGTCCTTACTCCCAGCCTTACCCTTGGGTAGAAAAAGCACTAGAGACCAAACAAAATGGTGTTGGTGTAGTCATGCTATTAAATCATGACAATTCATGTAAGTGGTTTGCAAAGGCACTAACCGCAGTTAATGAGATACATTGCTTTGTATCCAATCTTAAAGACCGGCCCAATTACAGAAACGGAAGAATCGCTTTTATTCACTCTGAAACGAAAGAGCCTATCGATTCAAATAATAAGCCTCAGTTTGTTTTGATCTTTGAGCCAAATGATTATGACTCAATCGAGACAAAATACTTAACACTTGAAGAAGTCATGAAGACAGGAAAATGGATTCTGGAGAAAGTGGCATGATGTGTTTCGAAAAATACTTTGAGGGTGACGGCACAACCTTTAGCGCTAAATATGAAGCTGAAAATTGGTTAAGAGATAATGGCTACAGCTACGGCTCTTCCTGTGTAAATGGTCCTCAAGGTGTTATCAAGGGAGAGGCGTATATTAGCAAGTGGTACAACTTATCTGTTGAAGAGCGAGAAGAAATGGACGGTGCTTTATATGCTGACCGTGAAGGACCGGCTCGCCTTGTCTTGAACCATGTACCAACCAATCAGGGAGAGACAGAATGAAATTCGAGAAAACAAAAGAGCAGATAACTTTACATGGCCTAGGTTTCCTGCAAGTTATTTTGCCAAACAATCAAAGGCTTCATGTCTGGCATCCAGACCTACCAAAGCGAAAATGTTTCGAGCATTCATCTATTCATGATCATAGGTTTGGTTTCATCTCCAAGGTTTTAGTTGGCACACAAATCAATCAACTTTATAGAGAATTGCAACCAAACTCTGTTGATTACTTGAACATTGGTGAAGAAACACATTGTGCATATATTCACGAGGGGCCACGAACTAAATTCGGTAATCGCCCTTGGACGATTGACTACTATTGCGCCATACAAAAAATTGGAGTTCCTAGAATTGTTAATGCCGGCGAACAATATGAAATGAACCCTTACATGCTTCATTCAACTAGGTGTGAGGGAATATGCGTTACCTTAATGACAAAGACTCATGAAGAGAACAAAGGTGCACATTCATACTGTGATATTGATGTAGAACCAGACGTCAATTTCAATAGGAAACAGTGGTCACAAAAACAGCTTTGGGATGTTTTCGTTGATGCTATGCAATCTGTTCAATTGGGAGAGGTGGCATGAGGGTTCTCGATGTATGCTGTGGGAGTAAAATGTTCTGGTTCAACAAAGATAACCCCGAAGTCCATTTCAACGATATTAGAAATGAAACTCACACCCTATGTGATGGTCGTTCTCTAGAGATTTCACCAGATACTCAAGAAGACTTTACCAAGCTTAGTTTTGCTGACAGAAGCTTTAAAGTTGTGGTCTTTGATCCGCCCCACTTGGTTAACCTGGGAGAGTCGAGTTGGATGGCGAAAAAGTACGGCATTCTTAAAGGGAACTGGAAAGAAGCAATAAGAAAAGGATTTGAAGAATGTTTCAGAGTATTGGATTTCGATGGTTTGCTTATTTTTAAGTGGAATGAAACTCAAGTAAAAACCAGTGAAGTGCTGACCCTCGCCCCAAAACCACCTTTGTTTGGACATAGATCCGGTAAAGCAATGAATACTCATTGGATTACTTTTATCAACGATCCCGCTCCTGCAATTAATAAGGTTGCAATATGAGAAACGCCAAAGGCTTAATTGTTAGAACTCCTTGGATCCACCTTATTTTATCGGGCCAGAAAACTTGGGAGATGCGTTCCCGCCATACCAAAAATACTGGAAGCATTTACTTAATAGAAGCAGGTACCGGCTTGATAAAAGGTCGCTGTTTACTTTCAGGTACCCACAAAGTAACACCTGATATGTTTGACTCTACTCAACCCTATCATCAGCTAAGTGATAAAAGCTTGCTTGATAAATGGAACATCGCTTGGCGGTTATGCTGTGCGAGGTATCTAGAGAAACCAATCCCTTACATTCACCCTCGTGGGGCTGTTACCTGGGTTAACTTACCGGAGCCATTTTATGAGTGAATACGCAAAACAATGTATTGGCGTACCAGAAGGTTACTTACCTGATTTTGAAGGTAAACCAATTTTAGCTTCCTGTAAAAATTGTAAGTACTACGAGGATGTATCAGATGGACCAGAGTACGGTGGACCATATTATTCATGCACAAAAGAAGGTAAGGAACACATGGCTAATCTAATCCATTGGCCTTTTAAAACACCTCAAAAGTGTTGTGAACTGCATATTGCTTATACCGTTAATTGGGAATCGGAAGCTAAAGCTTCCATGGAGAAGTCATTATGAACAAACTAGTTAAAGTTTATACTACTAAAGGAAAAGGTGATAAAAACGCCGTTAGGGAGCTGGCTAAGGCTTTAGCTAGACAAATGGCTGCTAATGATTTCCATAAGGATAAAGTCGCGTGAGAGCTGTTATATACGCTCGTTACTCGAGTGATTTACAAAATGCTTCTTCAATTGAAGATCAGATCCGTGTCTGTGAAGAATATGCAGCCAATAAAGGTTATGACATCGTCAATCACTTTACTGATGCAGCAATATCGGGCGTCTCTCTTAACCGGCCAGGAATCCAGATGCTTTTACAAAGTGCAGCAACATTCGATGTTGTACTTTGTGAAGCTATGGATAGATTAAGTCGTGATCAGGCTGACATAGCGCTTGTCCATAAAACACTAAATTTCCAAAACGTTAAAATCGTTACTCTCGATGATGGCGAAGTCTCGGCTATGCACATTGGCCTTAAAGGAACAATGAGTGCTTTGTTTATTCAACAGTTATCCGATAAGACACGCAGAGGTTTGCGCGGGAAAGTGGAAAACTCAAAGTCCGCCGGTGGAATTGTTTACGGTTACGATGTCGTAAAAGCTTTTGATGGCGCCGGAAACCCGATCAAAGGTGAAAGGGAAATCAACCAAGTTGAAGCAAATATAGTTGTTCGGATATTCGAAGACTATGTAAACCTGGATAAATCCCCTAAAGCAATAGCGTCAGAATTGAATAAAGAAGGGATCCCCTCACCCACTAATAAAGAATGGGCCGCATCCACTATAAATGGCAATAGAAGGCGTGGTACCGGCATTCTCAATAACGAGCTATATATAGGCCGTTTAATCTGGAACAAGCTTAAATACATTAAGCACCCCGTTACAGGTAAGAGGCAATCTAGAATTAACCCTGAGTCAGAATGGATTATCAAGGACGTTCCAGAATTAAGAATACTAACTGATGAACTATGGCAAGCAGTCAAAGACAAACAAAAAGCCTTAGATGCTAAATCAGATTCATATACACCCAAAAGACGCGCTACTTATCTGCTTAGCGATTTAATCAAATGTAGTAGCTGTGGTGGTGGTGTTTCATTAGTTAACAGTACTCAGTATGGCTGTAGTCGTTCCAGGAACAAAGGAACATGTGATAACCGCAAAACTATTAGAAAAACGATTATTGAGTCTGCTGTGCTGAATGCTATTAAGAGCGAATTACTAAATGATGAGATTGTGCAAATTGTCGTTAATGAATATAACAAACACATTTCAGAGTTAGCCAACTCACATCGACAAAATGCAGATCAGAATAAAGCCGAAGTTGTGAAGCTTGAAACTGAAAAAAACAACCTTATCGATGCCATCAAAAAAGGTGCACCACCTGAAATAATTAATAGTGAACTTATTTCGATCTCTGAGAGATTAGAGAAAGCTAAGTTGAAACTTGTTAAACCAAAACTTGCGACTATCAAAGGTTATGGAATTGCTGATAAGTTTAAAGATTATTTAAGTGCTTTAGATGCTGATTCTTTAGAAGGTGAAGCAAAGCTTGCTGCTAGATCTTTAATTGAAAAGCTGGAGTTAAAACCAAGTGGTGAGGCTGATTTATATCTGAATCCGTGGGCGCTGATAAAAAAAAGACCCGCTATAAATAGCGAGTCTCTTCCATTGGTTGCGGGAGCAGGATTTGAACCTACGACCTTCGGGTTATGA